TTCACTAGTACTATACTTGTATTGGTCGAATGGAACGTTCAACCATTTCCGGAAAGGATTCCGGTGGGAAGCTCTTGGCACAGGAGCTTCTTATGGATAAATTTTTTGTGCATGCCGAAACAAGGTGTTTCGGAAGCGGTGTATTTCGCACCCCGGGGACGCTGCTTCAAGCAGAGCGTTCACGAATGGGGTTCAATTTATGGATCTCATTGATTAGAGCGCAGGCACAGGTATTGTTTTTTCACAAAGCGAAAGCCGATGTGATTATGCAATTTCTCGAAGATATGTTTGTTTTCATGTGCGATGGTTCCCCTACGGGAGTTCCTACATATGGTTACGTTTATTTCTACGATTTGTGCAAATACCTCTGTGTGTGTCATAAAGCACACTTGGTAGCGCGGCGGGGGGCCGATTTTAAGAGGGTAACTTCTGATCTCAGTCCTCCGTTTAGGGGTCGAGTACTTAAATACTCGGGTTCGAGTTTTGGGAGATGGGCGAAAGCTCGTTTTCTCTCGATTATACCTGAGAATGTCTCACTGTGGGACTCATTCTTTAAGGCAAAAGCCAGCTGTAATATAATTGACAGCGCGGTTCAGCTAAAAAGTTTGATCTCACATTCTGGGAAAATCTCGACCTCAACTCCATGTTCAGACCGTCTCGTAGATGAGGCTATCGAATGCATACGTCCTTTATTGGAAGAATTGGCGGAGAAGCTGGGTGAACAATTGTCCACCGAAGAATTCGACAAAATTTCTAATTTAAGCGTACCGCAGATGAAGGCTTGCTATGAGAACCCAATCAAGTTTGGGGGTACATTAGGACACCTCGTGAATGAGCTATTACCATGCCATTCAGTACCAGCAGAACCGGAAGGTGAGAGACTAATTGGTTTCTATCTTGAATGCCTATGCTGTGAAGAAAAGATATCCAAAGACAATATCGATGCAGATCCTCTGTATTGCTGTCATGTTTGCGGAATGTCCGTTCTAGACACCCACAACGATAAGTTCGGTGTCGAATCGCAGTACAATTGGCTCCAAGAGTGGGAACCCAAAAATGTTAATTTCGCCTTCCATACCGCAGGTGTCGGGACCACTAACATGGACTATAGTCTTCGTAAGGCTGGCTTGGGGAGTGACGCCGTCACCGAACCCGAGATTGATTCCGTCGTGTATCACAGTAAAGTGACACAAGATGGGGCTAATCACGAGTTTAAAGTCGACGCCACTGTCAGTCATACGGAATTAAGGGCAGGTTTCATAAATAATTTGTTTGAAGCTGCAAGCCCATTTATAAACGGCCAATACGACGATAAAGGTAACTTAGGTTTTCCTAGAATTAAATGCAAAGTTGTTGGTATCCTAGAGCCTCTTAAGGTTCGGATTATTACGAAGGGTGAGGCAATACCTTACTACATTTCGACAATCTACCAAAAAGCACTCGCGTCAATAATTAAGAACTACCCCTGTTTTCGTCTCTTAGGGCGCACCGTTTCGCCTACAGACCTATACGATATTGCTAATAACCTCCCTAAATGGGACACGGAGGGCAATTTTGGATGGGCATCATCTGATTTTACAGGTGCCTCAGACGGATCACATCAAAATATCAACGATGCAATTCTCAAAATTTTGGTTTCTAAAATTGATTCCAGATTGGCCAATGTCGTCACTGCTTGCAATGCCCCGCATGAAGTAGAGTACTCTACGCCGTCGCCCATTGATTATCTGCATTATTTGCTCGACCAAGGGAACATAACTAGTGAAACATGTTATTACATGCTACGTTTATTTGATCCAGTAACTCCGAGCTCGATATACCAGAAGTATCTAAAGAAGCACAAATTGCTCATTGGTGAGTACAAAAAGCTGCCGAAAGTCGTAATACAACAACAGGGAACGTTGATGGGTTCTAAGACCTCATTTCCTCTCCTAAGTATATACGTCCTATTAGCGCACGTCATGAACCTCCGAAGGCTAGGTGATCATCGCCCCCTTTGGTCTTTAATGGAAGGCGTCCTCATTAATGGAGACGACCGTTTGACGATTAGTACATCATCGACAGAGAAAAATTTCGCAACAACTTGCATAGAGCTGGGCATGTCATTGTCTCCCGGGAAGTCTTTTTGGCACGAAACATTCGCCAACATTAATTCTAAAAATTATATTTTTGACTTCGCCAAGAACATCTTGAGGCTTAACGGCGTTCCGTATCATGTGCCGTTCGGCTGGGATAAAATTAGTTCCCGTTCCAAGACATGTCCAAAATTTGTTCCTTATTTGAACATTTCGCTCGTAAACGATCAGCGTAAAGTTGCTAAAGTCGCAGAAGAAAAGATTGAAGGTCCACGGCATATCGCTGTGATAAATCCCATTCTCGAATCATGCTACAGCAACAAACAACAGATCGCAGTTCTTGCCTATTACCTTGAGCGCTGGTCCCCAGCGCTCAGGAAGGAGTGTATCGGTCGAAACCTTTTCGTTTCGCACGGGCTCGGTGGATGGGGGGTGGTTCCTCCTGTTAGCTGGGTCTGGCACGCTACACTCGCCCAAAGAAAACTGGCCGCTGTCTTGTTCGACAGTCAACCGGCTGGTTGGTTGGGCCTCTTTCCTCTTCCCGGCAAAATTGCTGACGCGAACCCTCTAGTATGTGAGGATCCCTGGGTCAATTTCAAACCTGGGCAACCGACGTTCAACAAGCCGAAGAGATTTACAAAACACGTTATGAGCAAGAAAAGACTTGTTCTGCCTCTACATTTTTGTACGGTGGATAGATTATACACAAAAGGAGCGCCTCCCAAAGCGCCAACCAAGATTTATCGTACAGTAGCGGACAGAGCGAGCTCTCTTGCTCGAATGGATTTAACTTTCGTGAAGAACGAACTTGAGTTCATACAAACGATCCTCGATGATCCTTTCCTTGGACAGCACCTTATAAGTTGCTTTGTCTCGGGTCAGCATAATCGACCGGTCGTATGACCTGTTAAGCCCCATAGGCCAACGGAGGGTGGGGCGGTATAAATATGCCCTTTGTCGAGTCAGCAAAGTAAAATAACCATGACAGTGGGTCCATATCGTAATTGCCCAAAACGTTTCGAGCAAGGTGCCAGTTACGTGCTAAATTGCGAAAGCATAAATGCCTACAGACTGCACGGGTAACCGTAAGGTGATATGGATGAACAGTCGCTAGTTAATCTTCTAGGGCTCCACGATAAAAAGATTCATTATGAATGGGAATAGTAACGGGCGAGGAAAAGCCGTTAAGCAAGCCGGAGGAGCAAAGCCCTCAAGACAACAAAAAGCAGTCGAGCGACTGCTTCAGGCCGCGGCCGAGACAAAACCGAAAGGTAAGAAGTTTGAAATATCCCTCGGTAAGGGGTCCTATGGACCTCTCGCCATCGCGGATTTTAAACTCAAAACCGGTCGTGGCCCGCGGTCCCGAAACCCTGATGGAGGCGGTCACCCGCCGTCGAGCAAGGTCGTCCCGCGTCGTGAGTACCTCGGTGAGGTCGACGGAGCCGCCGGATATGCATGCTCCCAGTTGCGTATGCAGCCTGGCGATCCCGGCCTCTTCCCTTGGCTCTCTAAGGACGCCTCACTCTACGAGCGATACAAGATCCGAAAATTCAGATTCGAGTTTGTGCCCAACGTGACTGACACCGTCGATGGCGGTCAGCGAGGCACAGTCTCCCTCTCTTTTGACTACGACCCGTCGTCCCCAGCCCCCACTGACATTGGTGAGGCTATGGAGGCCGATCCACACGTTTCCGGCTTGCCAACCCAGAACCACACACTCTATCTAAACTCAAAACTCTGTACACCACTCGATGTGGGCAAGTTTGTTAGGACTACGTCGGCCCTTCCGGGTCAGGCCGCTGACAAGTTTGATTTTGGAGTTCTGAACATCTGTGTTGCTGGCACCACAGTCGGGTTTCCGCTCGGCAAGATCTTTGTTGATTATGAGGTTGAGTTCTTCAGCGCACAACTTGTCCCCGTTGGGTTCAATATTTCGGCGTTGATTGCTTCTTTCAAAGCCTCAGCCACACAGGCTATTGCTGCTTCAACCAACACCATTGAGCTGAAGATTTTTGGCACTCAGGATATTAATAATCTGGGTATCGAACTTTCGACAGACAAGTACATGTATCTTCGACGGGGGACTTACAGGGTCACTGGTTTTATTAAATATTACCAGACAAGCGGCTACGTCAACGTACAAGGTCGTATGGTATTGAATTCGGACAAATTGACCTCGTACGATACCACACTCTGTGTCACTCATCAAATCGGTGCTGCCGGTTGGAGCGTTCTCAGTAATCTGATCTTGAACTTCGATGAGTTCCTTGTCATTGATGGCAATGGACTTTGGGGTTCCGATGAGGATGCAACCCGCGTAAGCTTCACCTTGGATAATCTCAGTGTTACC